GTAGTTACTTATTTCTTACCAAGAGCTATGCAAAACAAGGCAAAGCGATGAAACAGAACTTGTTATGCCGTATATACTCCCTTTTGGAACCGGTAGCTGTTTAGTAGCCGAACTTTGTCCGAAAGGGGTGCTTTCAGGCTTTTTATGCCGAAGCCTGCTTCAACCCGCCCTGCATACAAGATGCTGACCTGCATTTATTTATGTAGAACTTTGCTTTTCTTTGCGCCTTATGCCGATTTTTTGTATAAAAACAGCGAATGAAGGCAGAAGCAGTTCAGCCGGACAAGGAGGGCGGATATTGGCAGGTGGTCGAAAAAAAGGATTGATTTTTTGGAGGGAGCGCAGTTTGCCGCCTGCCTTTTTTCTTCTCTTTCAAAAAAACGCCCTCCTATACACTCCTATAGAAAATCAGAACAGCATACGGACCGGTATTTTCCTACTGTCTGTATGCTGTTTTTTTTGTTGTATCGACTTTTCCGTCGGTCGCTTGTTTCCGCTGCCGTCAGCCTTCCTTGTACAGACGTGAAAGGGGAAAGGTTTTCGGGCTGAATACGCTTTGCCTGCAAAGGAAGATTCTGCCCGAAACGGCACGGCCGCCCGACCTTTTCACTTTCAATGAAGTCTGTACTAATTTCATGGACGGCGAGGAAGCAGGCGGCTGCGAAATGGTTATTGGCTGTCAGAGCCGGAATGTGTGCGGCTCCGGCTTCTCTTTTCCATCAGTCTGTCCATTTCCCTTGAGATTTTTTCTTCCGTTATCCTGGCATACCCTTGTGTGGTAGAAATATTGGAGTGTCCCATCATCTTGGCTATGCTCTCGATGGATACGCTCTCTGAAATGAGCAGGACCCCGAACCCGTGCCGGGCCTGATGGTACGAAAGGTCATCGTGCCTGCCCAGGATCACGCCGATTTCCCGTATCTCATGCCAGATGGAATCCCGGCTCGGCAACGGGAATACGGGACTGTGCATGTCGGTGGTATTGTACAGGGACAGTATCTGTTCGGCTATCGGGTGCAGGGGGATGAACGCTTCCACTCCGGTCTTCTTCCGGTTGATGCGGATGAACCGCCGCCCCTCCGCCGTCGTCCCGATATGGCACGGATGGAGCTGCTTGATGTCGGCATAGGCAAGCCCGGTGAAATAGGAGAAGATGAATGCACGCCTGCCCAGTTCCGCACGTCCTTCATTCAGAGGCATGGCCAGTATCCTTTTCATCTCTTCACGGGTGACATACTTGTGCTTGGGCGCGGTTTTCTTCTCATATTCGACATTCTCCACCGGATTGGTGCGCAGGATCTCGTTGTCCACGGCAAGATACAAGAGGCGGTTCAGCCAGCAGAGGCAGCGGTTGGTCTGCGAGGTGCTGAAATTCTTGTTCCTGATAAGGAATGCCTTGTAATTCTTGCCGAAGTCTTCCGTTATTTCTTCAAAGGCGATGTCCTTCTTCCCCAGTGAAGCAAGGTAGTCCGCCAGGTACTTCTGGAAATACTGTGATTGCCGGTATGTGGAGGTGGAATTGATCTCCCTGCTACGTATTCTGAGACGTTCACGCTCTATCTCGCCCATCCGGAGCAGGTGTGTCGGAACGACGAACTGCCTTGTCACCCGGTTCTTGATAATCTCCGCACTGACGACACCCTGCGTCCTCAGAATTTCCTCGTAAGTCTGTTCGATATACTTCCGGTACTCCTGCAGTCTGGCGTTTTCCCTTACCGTGCGTATGGTTCCGGTTCTGGCGTTCCAGTCTTCCGGCTTGCAGCATATCCCGGTGGTGATGGCGGTGTTCCTGCCGTCTATGGTGATGCGGCACATGACCGCCGTGGTTCCGTCAGCCTTTATCTTGCCGCGGTTGATATAGAATAGTATGGAAAAGGTACTTCTCACGATTCTCATTGTTTATGGGTTATAGAACAAGTTTCAAATCTCCGGTAGCCTCGATAAGCCTGTCCATGTCCTCGAAGAGCTTTTTCGGGGTGACGCGGGCATAGACTTGGGTCGTCTGTATGTTGCTATGCCCCAGCATGCTGCTGATGGTCTCTATCGGAACGCCCGCTTCAAGGGTGACGAGCGAGGCGAACGAGTGGCGTCCGACATGGTAGCACAGGTTCTCCTTTGTCCCTGCCAGCACGGCCAGCGCCTTCATGTGGTTTCTCATGCTCGGATAGTGGATCATCGGGAACAGCGTGTCCCTGCTGTCATCATGATATTTCTCTATCAGGGCGACGGCTTCCGGCAGCAGCTTCACGCTTGCACGGAGCTCGTTCTTTTTACGGCGGTATTTCAGCCATAGCTTGCCGTCCTCGCCGGTGTACAGGTTTTCCCGGGTGACGGTCACGGCATCGCTGTAGGCGACCCCGGTATAGCAGGCGAAGAGGAACAGGTCCCTTGCCAGACGGTGGGTCGTGCGGTGCGGGGCTATCTCCACGTCACGGATTTTCTCGAAACTTTCACGGCTCAGTGCCTTGGGAGTCTTGACGGTCTGTTTCGGAAGGACATAGTGCTGGAACATGAACCGCTCGGAATGTCCTTCCTGATAAGCCCTTTTGCAAGTTTTCTTGAGAATTGCCAGGTAATGCCGTACGGTGTCCACGGCATACCCTTTCTCGTCAAGGATGAAATTCTCATAGTCGTGGATGAACTGTTCCGTAAGCTGCCCGAAGGCCAGGTCTTTCGTCTTGAATTTGGTTTCAATGAACTCGCGCATGGTACGGCAGGTAAAGTCGTATGCCGGATAGGTCCCTTTTGCCCGGTCTATCCCGATACGGCTCTTCACCTCATCCCTGAGGGCATCCAGCATTTTCATCAGGGTCATCTGCGTCTTCATGCTGCCCTGGAAGGCATCCTTGACGGAAGCGGCGTCAAATTCCCCCTTGCGTTCCAGAAGGGAATCGAAGGCGGCATTGATGTCAAGCAGCAGCTTGTCGATTTTCGCATTTGTTTCCACCGCCTCCCTGCTCTTGCCGTTCAGCCGGCTTTCACGGGGATTCCACAGCCCGGGAGTGCAGGAGAGCTTGCAGCTGAACTGCGCCATCGTCCGGTTCACGGTGATGCGTCCCATTATCGGGGCTTTGCCCGACTTGTCCAGTCCGCTCTTTTTGAGGTAGAGCAAAACCTTGAATTTTTCTACTTTCATACGCTTATAACTTTAGTTGCAAAATTACTTGTTTTATAAGCGTTCTTTAGTATGCAAAACAATGACAATCAGTGCAATATATCGGCGTTTTAAATTATCCGATCCACTTCGCGTTACCTCGTTTCCTTTCGGTAACTGACCGGCTAACGGTTTGGTAACTGAACATCTTCAATAATCCCCACTTTCCTGCTTTTTTCTCAAGTGGAAGAATATAGAGAAATAGTTAGTTTCCAACGGATTACGTTATCCTTTCTTTTCGTTTCCGGTGCTCTGTTTACCTATCTTATTCCACCTGGCACGTCACACGTTTGCTACGACCACTACTCTGGCTAAAGGCGTGCCGATTGAAACGGTGTCGAAAATGCTGGGGCATACGAACATTGAAACGACGCAAATCTATGCCCGCATAACCAATGAGAAGATAAGAAAGGATATGGAGGTCCTTGCGGGAAAACTGGATGCCATGTTATGACCTCCATGCTGAGATTCCATATATAATGTATAAAAGCAACTATTATGGTGAGATTTGGCAATTTTGAAGTGGAATATAACCGCAATGCACCTGATAAGGTGAGCGTAAGGATAGAAACGGACGACAAGGGCGAGGTATGGTTGCCGAAATGCGACATCGCACGGGCGTATGGAGTGTTTGTACAGTCGGTAAATGCCGGACTGAAATCCCTTGCAAAAACCGGTGACTTTGATGAATACCGGGATGTGCGGGTGGAACATTTCACCTATAACGGAAAAAATTGCAGTGTGGACCTCTACAGTCTGGCAACCATCATTGCACTAGGATTCCGCATGAAGGGACTGAAATGCGAGGCATTCAGAAAATGGGCTGCAAGACGGCAAAAATAAGCATATTTTTTCATTAGAAAGTTCGGGGTATTTATGCCCTCATGCCCTCACTGTATGTATAATGGGTTTATTATGAATGACTTATATGATTATAGTAAAAAAAATTGCTCTCACTTATACTCTCATGCCCTCACTACGTTTTGAAGTTGATTTTCACATAATATGCTTGCTGTCAGCTATATATTCTTTTTTATAGACAGTTCCTGCCTGGTATAAAGTAGGGCGTTTTCAAGCCTTTTCCTCGTAAGAAATGCGCATGAAAGGGAAAACTTCCACGAAATGATAGCTTACGGATTCGCGGCAGCGGTAAAAAAGAACAAGACATTTTAAAAAAAGCTCTTGTTCTTTTAAAAAAAGGCGGTTATCTTTTTTAAAAAGCTCTTGATCTTTTTTTAAAACGCCCTTGTCTTTGATATGGAATTTTATTCTGGACTGAGGCATTTTACATATACATACGCATAAGCTCGTACGTACGTAGGTATAGCCTTGTATGGATGTATGTGCAAAAGCGTGTTTATACCCGTTCTCTTTGTATTTCTTTAAATGCTTTTCACTTATTCTTATTGAATTTGTGCATTGATTTCGTTTCTGAACTTTATAGGATTGGTGATAAAGTCAAATTTGTTGGTGACCCCGCCCGTAGTAACTACAATAGAACCAAAACCGAGCATACGTCCCATGAGGCTTTGATTAATCCGTATTCCTTCGCATTTGTTTAAAACCAATTCAAGGGCATCCCGGTTTAAAATACCGGATTTTAGAATGACTTTCTTGTTTGTGACAACATATTCAGCTCCCATTTTAAGAAGAATTCTTTTTATCAATTGGAATAATCCTGACAACAATAGAAGTATGCTGACATAATAGAATAATCCGGTTTGTGCGGAAGAAAAGAAGGCGCTTAATAATAGTAGTATTACCGGATATGCAAATATATACCAGTGAATATCTGCTTTGTATTTAATTTCTTCACCAGCTTGTAGATTGTTTTGGATATAGCTCATCGTTTTTGTAAATTAATAAATTGCATAATTTTATTATCAAGAGACAAATATACAAATAATCAGAATGGTATGAAATAAATCTAGATTTATTTTAAGGCTGAAACTTAAAATAAAAACAATTCTTACTTGTTCTTATTCTTGTCAATCTCTCTCTTATTATCAAATGTTTTATTCTTGTACTTGCTGTTTCAAGAATTTGTAATCCTTATAATTTTTTCCTCTCTTTATTCGGAAAGTTAGTTTATGCCATTCATCTTTTGTTAGGGGGATATCCACGTTCATGCAAAAATAGCAGGTTTCGTAGCCAATAAGAGGAGAAATCCATATTTTTCCTATACATTCTTTCTTGCCGGAGTTGGAATAATATAAAAGACAGCGTACTCTTCTTATTTGTATGCTGTCTTCATTGCATACTTTGACCTCTATACGTTTACCTTTTCCGATGTTGTAGAATTGGGGAGCAGACATTTTTATTTTGTTTAAAATACTATCTTTATCATTTACACTGACTACGACGAACTTCTCTATATTGTTTGGCGATTGGGAGAAAGTGCTTTTTGTGGCAAACAACAATATTAAAAGTAATGTTATAATTTTTTTCATGTGATTGGACTTGTTGGTTAAAGCAGTAGCAGATTATTAATTAAGA